TGAATTATTCTTAACAGTTGAACCACCTGATAAAGATTGCGCTGTTGGTTGTATGCTTTGCGTGTTAGTTTGAACTAACCCCGCTTGCATCTCTTGTATTTTAGATTTACTTAAAAATTCAGTAATTCCTAATTTATTTAAAAAATTGCTGAACTGATGTAATGGACTTAAAAGTTTAGTTAGCCATTGAAACCATTTTGGGAAAATATCTAACATGTCATTAAAAATATCTCTCAAAGACATAGCCCATTTCATTAAACCTACAGCTTCGCCTTTGTATAATGATTCTATTGCGTCAAAAATAGCCTTTAAACTAATAGCAATGACTGCAACAGCGCCCAATGCAGTAGAAACACCCGCAATACCTTTAGATGCTATTCCAGATTTAATGCCTAATCCTTGGAAACCAAGAGCTAAATTTTGAATCATTCTAACAAATTGCAATCCTTTAATAAGTAACATCACTTGAAATAATATTCTTAATGCCTCTGTGACCAATCCTGTTTTTGCTTGTAATTTTATCATTTTGCCAACAAGCCCTGCTATGCTACCAAGCACCGAAGCAAGTTTTTTCATAAATTGTAAAAGACCTTGTTTGATTAAATCTTTATTTATTTCAAGCCAATTTATTAATTCTGTTGCTATGTCTTTCAGTACAGGTAAAAGTTCTTCTCCCATTTGTATTGCAGTAATTTCTAAATAATCTTGGAGGTTAGACATTAAACCTAAAAATGATTTGGATTGTTTAACCATTAAATTAGCAAATTTACCTGTACCTGTTGAAAGTGTACTCAGAGCTTTATCTACATCTTTAAACCCTATTTTGCCTGCTCTAACCATATCAAGAATTTGATCTTTTGATTTTCCTAAATTGTTTCCCATCTCACCAAGAATATCAACACCAGCCTCAAGAATCATGTTGAGTTCTTCCATCGTGGCCTTGCCCTTGACACTAATTTTTCCATATGCTCTAACTAATGTTGGCAGTTTATCTCTGCCTACACCTGCTGCAATATTTCCAAGATTTGTCATTTTCTCAACAACTTTGTCAGACTCTATACCAAACGCTAATAATTTTTTTGAATTTTCTACAAGACCAGTTAATGTAAATGGTGTGTTTGCTGCAAATTTTGTAATATCTTCGATTAATGCTTTGGCTTTTGTAACACTTCCAGTCATTGTTTCAAAAGCAATTTTAACTTGCTCCATCTCACCGGCTTTTTTTGCTAAATAACCAATACCAGCACCAATGCCAACTACTGCAGCAGATGCAAATAGCGCACCTTTTTTAAGTGATGCAATACCTTTTTTGTATTTATTCATTTGGGCATCATTGGTTTTGAAACCCAACTTGGTGACTAATTCTTGTACTTCAATTCCTGCCATGCGTTCCCCTTATGTTTTCAACATTTCGGCCTGTATTCTATCACGTTCTCTAAGGGCTTCATGGGCATCAAACAAATCTTGCATAGACCATTTTGTTTGAACTTCTTCTAAAGTTGCTATCTTTTCAATCACAGGCCGCCAAATAAACCAGTCTACTTTGCTTTGATTGTCTTTTTCGGCCCCACCGCTGCGGCGACTTTTTCTAAGCTGATGAAGCCGTCCATAAAAGGCAATATTTGCACTACTATTAGCTTGCTGACTAATTTCATCATATGTGGCAATGCGCCTGCAAAATCTATCTCAAAATTTATAGGTCTAGTTTTATCATCTTCTATTATTACAGTTGTTGAAATAATATCTTTTATTATCTGAACTGTTTTGCCATCGCCTAAATTATAACATAATGCTTTGATAGCTTTTTCTATAGACTCACTTTGAATCTCTCCGCTTAGACCTTTTCCTGCCATATCGCTAACAATGATAGCAACCGATTCGCCCATTAACTTAAATAATTTCTCGGTAATATTCAAACCTTTAGTAGTTTGAAATGTTGTCGTTCTGTATGATGTATCATCTATTTGAAAATCAGAAGATGTTATCATGCATTACCCCCAATAATATTAATTAGGTTATCAGTTCTTAAAGTCCAAGATCTTATAGTAATTTCATTGCCATATTCTATATCAGACACTTTTTGAATATAAGTATTTGCAGCTCGATGACTTGATCTTCCTGAATTATCGCTGCAAATGAATTCTCCAAGTCCATCATCTGATAATCTATCAGTTTCAGCAATCGCACTTAGAATGTCGTTTGAATCGCTTGACTGCATTAAATTAATAGTAATAGTTGCAGAATTGTTATTTGACTTAGACCTAGCGCCCTCGCCATCAGCTCCAATGTTTAAACTATAAGCATCGGAATCCATTACTATTGATACTCCTGTTCCTTCACCGAATCCTGTTAAAGAATTTCCGGCTATAGAAACAGCAACTTGTGAAAAATTATATGATGCTAAAGGTTTTGCCATGATTAATACTCCTTGTTTAAATTATAATGTTACTCTTCCAACAATTACAATCTTATGTATTGCGCCTGCTAATGTTGCTTGCCATTCGATATCTGGTAAAATTCTGTTTCCTTTATTAGTATCAGAAACATCAGAAACATCTGGAACATATAAATAATATGCTTCGCCATCAAAAGAATCAGGATCAGCGGCTAATAGTTGTCTATCAATAGCATCGTCAAGTGTTGCCATGATAATACCTTTAACAGTTGTAATACCTGCATTGGTAAACGGAACTTTTTCTGCATTAACTAACAATGACATTAGATTTTCCTGCATCCTTGCAGTAATCCAATCAATGCCCCTGATTATATCAAGGAATTCACCCTGTGCAACTGTGCCTGCTTCCATAAAATTAGCACCCGAAGATGTTACATATAAATTAGCATTTTTTGTTAATACTGCCGTTCTTCTTGTTGCCGTTAAATCAGATGCGGTTATTCCACTTAATTCTTTAAACATCCAAGTATTTGAGCCTGGGTCTTCCGGTAACATTCTACCAAACCATGCTGCATCTGGTTTATCATCAGGAGTTTCATTAAATATAACTGCTGATCTGGTTCTGCTTGCTGTTGCTGTAATGTATGCAATATCAGAAGTTGCAGCACCATCATAAATATTAACATCAGATGAGCAAGTAATGAATACTTTCATTTGAGTTTCAACATAGGCTACAGCTTGTAATACTTCTGCCGCCGTTCTTGATGTTAAATGTAAAGCATACCAATCATCATCACTTAATGCGATTGCTGTTAAATCTTCTGTAACACCAACATTTGCTACTGTTACTGCTATTACAACGCCTGCTTGTGTTAATCCACCAGAAACACCTTCTTCATCTAACACAACTGGCACACCTGCAACTGCTGCTGTGATTGTGATCGTTCTATTACCTACACCGCCAACAACCGCTGTTGCAACGCCTGCTTCTGCTTGAATACTTACAGCAAATGCGTTCATAGTAGCAAGATGAGCAGCTGCATAAAGTTCTGAAACGGTTACACCATCAACATCAACTGTTATTGTATTGCCTGTAATTAAATCAGCATCAACAACTAATGTTTGAACCTGCGCAACCGCAGTTTCTCTAATACCAATTTTAACTAATGTTGGTGATGGTGTTTGTGCAAATGCTGCTTCGGCTGCTTCATATTCATCTGTGGTTGATAAAAAATCAACTAAAACATCTGTTAGACTTTCATATTCTCTAACTGTATTAGCGCCAAACGCACCATTCGGCCCTAATATTAACATTGTACCAAATCCAACTTGAGATACTGTCCTCGTTGATCTGCTTATTGTAACATCTACATAATTTGTTATCGGAACTGACATATTTGCCTCCTAAGGTAAATCTATTAATTCATCGTTTATTTCAACATGTTCTATTAAACCAACATCGTCCGCAGTTTCTACCGCATAACCTATTGTTAATTCTAAACTTGCTCGTTCTTCAAAATCAGTTTCTAGCAGTCCAGTAATATTCTGAACATTACCAACTGATATTATAGTTAATTTGTGAGTAATTATCAAGGCATCTAATACAGATCTTTTATTAAAGGCAGATTGAAGATCTCCAATAGAGTTTAAAGAACCTGTACCAATCATCTGCAAGCCAACTATTCTCTGCCTTTGCCCCTTCATTGTGATTAAACCATTGACATCAGGCGAACCTTCTTCATCGTACATGCCTAATCTTATTTCTCCATCTAATCTCAATACAACATAAGGTTTTCTTGATGGCTTCGGGCCATCATGTTCAGCATATATAACAGTCATACCTGTTTGCTCGTTTATTATGCTTTTCAATCCAAGTTTGATTGTACTATCACTCACTTTTGACCTCTGCTAACATCACTTTATAATGTGTAAGATCTCCATTCCATACTTCAACTGCTTGAACTTCGAATGTCGTGCTATCAAAAACTAATCTATCGGCCTTGGAGGCGCTCGATTGAGATGCTGTATATAATCTTGTCGCTGTGTAGCCCTTCATGTATCGCCTTGTGCGTTCACCTTCTGGCAATATCTGCAATTCTCTACCGGTTAGAGGCTGTGCGCTTATAACTATGTCAAATGTACTAGACGTACCATCATCAAACAATCCATCAACATAACCATCAGTTCTAGCGCTGATAGTATTATCAGCCTGTGACACTCCACTAGAAACAACGATATTAGTCATAACTATTTCATTGCCTTCATCTTCGCATGTAATAGTAATGGCTCTTGCGCCTGTGACTGTGGCCGTATCTATGGTTGCTTGTGATTCTATTTCAGTTGCTAAATCTAACAATGTTTGTGCATGAGTAGCATTAAAAGGAACTGTAGTAATTGCAGTTCCGTCAATATCCATATCAATTTCATTGGCTACTATAAAATCAGCATCAAAAGTTAATATTAAACTTTGAACAGCCGAAGCAAACCTAGTAACCTCAACAGTTACGCCATATTCTGCTATTAAAAGTAAGCCACTCATTTAATTTTTACCTCAAAAGCTATTGATTGCCTTAGTCTGCCTGTATCTACTAATGGTGTTGATGAGTTTTTTATTCTTCGTGCAAGAGTTTTAGGACTTAACGACGCAAATAAATTCTGTGAGAACGATTTTTGTATATGTCCTTTATGCAATACGCCTAATTTATTTAATGCGCCTCTAGTTGAACTTCTACCTTTATAAATTTCATTAGTGAATCTTGCTATCGCCACACCTAGCTTGCTTTTATTGTTATTGAAACTCATACTCATAAATGGTCGTTGTGGTATGTTTTTACTCGGAAGCCCGTATTCGTGTATTGCACCTACATTTGCTATAGATAATTTTCCGCCTTCAAATCCATAATCACCTGCTGACGATAAAATTCCGACTTTAACAAATGATTTATTCATAAGTTTAAGTTCTTTTTGAATTTTTTTCCAACCTTTGTCTATAACCGTTGTGGTCATTCTGAATACGTTCCTCTCTGTGTTATAACAAGAGGGCCTCTAATAGCTTCGCTTCGAATTCTTATATATTCCTGACCATATCTAGTACCTGCAAAACTTCCGGCTGATGCGTCTGATTGTGCTGTTGTATATTTTCTTGCAAGATCGCCAACTTTAGACGATTCTATTTCACCACCAACAACAGTTGCGCTGCTAGATAATCCAACAGCCAACATGTGAGCGGATAAATAAATGTGCGCTAAATCTGCTTTACTCGCAAAAACGTCCCTGTTAATTGACAGGGACGCATCTGTTATATAAATATCAATCAAATCAGTATCAACATCAGCAAATTCGGGAAACCTTGTAGTAATATCTGCATTTGTGATGCTCATTTATTAACCCCATTTATTCCTCGTCTGATTTCTTTTTTATTGATACTTTTTTCAACTGTTCTTTAATCACTTTCTTTACTGAACCTCTAACTTCTGATTCATACCAATTTTCTAAGGTATCTTTTACAAGACATTCTAAAACGATGTCTTTAGCATCAGAAGCATTGTATTCAGCTAATGAAGAGAAATGCTCTTTATCAACTTCCGGTGCTGCTTCAATCTTTTCAACTTGCGCTTTATCTGGGCTGTAATTTTTAACAACCATTTTAGATTCTGCCAATTTCTGTTTTACTATTGGATTCTCTTTTACTCTTGCCCAAATAGATTCTTTGATCTCGTTCAATCCGGGAATTAATTTAAAATCTTCGCCCCTGATTATAAACGCACCTGGCACATTCCATTTTACAAATACAACTTGTTCCTTACTCACATTATCCTCCTTGGTTAGATTCCTTCGTACAATGCAATGCTTAGTGGATAGTAAACTATAACGCCACCGATTCTTTCGTGTGCATCAACTACGAAGTCTAAATGTTCTCTGAAAGGTGGGAATGTTTCGAATTCCTGTGGTATTTCTAAGGTCAACTTGTCAGGATTTCTATCATAAACAACCATTGCATCATTCGAATAGGAATCATTGTTAGCTGCTTTTAATTCAACAAGCCAATCGACCGACTGAATAAAAGGATTAACTTCTAGAAAATGTTTTAAAACAGTAATATCGCTACCATTGCCAAGTCTCTTTGAAGCAATTAAATTATATTGTTCAATAGGCAACAACATTGAATTCGGTGCTTCTACGCCATTTGTTAAATCAACAATTCCTGTGACTGCGTCATTCATATCTCTAAGGATTTGATCTGGTGATTTTGTTGACCAAGTAGTTGTAGCGCCAACGCCATCTGCTGTTACTGTACCAGTTGTGATATTAGCATTGGTCAAAAATCCGCCCAAGCCGTATGCTGCATCGCCAAATAAAGCGATTGTGTTCTCAAGATCAATAGCTGCTTTACGTGCAACATTGGCTCTTGACTGTTGTAAATTCATACCTTTAAGCTGTGCGGCTCTAATTTCTTGAATATTCCAAGCGTAAGAATCACCAATAGATTTAATGTTTGAAATGTATTCTTTACCCTTAACATCTACACGTCTAAAATCTTTAGCATAGTTGTTAATGATCTTAGCAGCACCAACAGAATCAAACTGTTCATATTTGATTGTTTCAGCACCATTTGGCACTTCAAAAGAAACCGGCAAAATCTGTCTAGCTTTTTTAGTTGGATATTTAATGTCATATGATTTTGATTTCATATATTCTAACTGTCTTGCAAAATAAACCTGCTCTACAGCATCCAGTCTACCATGAGACTGACTTTTGATTGATGATAATGTATTGTCGAATGATTTGCTCATTGTTCCCTCCGTTTTAAATTATTATACTAAGCTCAGTTCTACTATTGCTAGAATTTCGCTATCGCTAGTTGTTATTGAATCACTTACAAATCTTGCTGTCGTTACTGCGACTGCGGTCGTTGTATCTGCATCAGTTCTAAATCTTCCACGTGCTTCATTCTCAACGCCGGAGGTTGTTTCAGTTACAACAATTCCTGCCTGTGATACTCCAAGCGTAATGCCTTCATCTTCTAATACTGTTTCTGATGTTTCCGTTCCAATTACAGAAGTAATTGTTATTGTTCTATTGCCTGCTCCACCAACAACGGCTGTTGATACACTTGCTTGAGCCTGAATTTGTGCTGCAAATAATCCCATTGTAGTTACATGGTCGGCTGCATAAGTTTCAGTCAAAACATTACCATCAACTGTTACTGTTACAATGTTATCTGTAATTATGTCAGCGTCAAGTACAAATGTTTGAACCTGTGCGCGGCCTTCAAATCTAACAAATACACTATCATCAGGTGTAATGGCTTCTTCACAACGAACCCAAATTCTGCCTTTTCTCATTGCTGCTATTGCTGATAATACTGCCCATTCTTCATCAGTTGAATTCATATTCTGCAATGCAACGCCTAGCATATCATCACCAGTTAAAGAAGGTAACTTAACACCATCTTCATCGCCTGATACTTTTGCTATCATCTGACCATAAGGAATTGCATTAGAAGGATTGTTATATGTTAAAATGTCTTGTGGGCCATTATCGACTACAAAACCTTTTTTTCCTGCATCCATATTTAAACTATAAGTTGTCTGTGACATTTCTGCCTCCTATTATGTAAAATTATTATTTTTCTTATTCGTATTCTTTCAATCCAATTTTCCAAGCGTTCTCGGATTTATCCATATATTCTTTTTTCTTTTTTTCAACATCTGGAAGGTCAGTATTGTCAAGTTTAGCATTTCTAATGTCATTTTCTAACTTATCAGAACCATCTTTCTTTTCTTCTTTGAAATTCTCTTTTAAAATTGCAAATGCGCCATTTATATAATCTTCACTAGCATCATCAAGTTTAGCATTTTCATTTAGTTTTTTAATAACTTCTTTTTTCAAATCAATATCAACTAAACCATCAACTTTAAACTCTTTGCCAAGAACCTTTAAAGCAAAGGCATCTAAGTCCATCTTTTCTTTAGCCATTTTAATCATATCTTCTTTGCTGACTTTATTTTCTTTTTCTTTTTTTAGCTCTTCGGTCATGCTGTCAAGTTTACCTTGTACTTCGTCTTTGCTTGATTTTGAAGTTGATAGTTCAACTTTTATAGCTTCAAACTCTTTATCGCGCTTAATAACTGCTTGTGCTAGATGGCCGTTCTCAGTACTATATTCAATACCATCAATTTTAAATTTGAATTCCATTTTATTACCTCCGTGAATTTTGTCGTTGTTATTTTTTTCCTCTAATTGTTTTAGATCGCTTTTTTTGTGATGCAGAGACTCTTGCGAAGATCGTATTTCCTTTTTTCCTTCTTGGTCGTTCTTCTTTTCCAACGAATACGATTCTATTTCCGACTTCTTTGTCGTCTTTTTTTGATTGCATAAATCCTCTTTCTCTGTACTGTCACATTTTATCATAACAGCATCCATTCTGTCTAGTTTTACTCTTACCTCATGGCCTGCCCTGCCTCTATCAACAATCGCAACGTGATTATAAATTATGTTTCTTTGGATTGCATCGTATTTCTCACCATTAAATTCGCCGGGTGTTTCGTCCATATCTATTTCATAACCACATGACACTTCGACTTTTCCATTTTCAGTAATATCTTCAATAGTATCTTGATCGATTATAGTTAAATTAGTCTTAATCAGATGATCTTGTTTCTCTACATTTGACCCTGTATAGCCAACTTGGTACTTTTTTGCATTACTCGAATTAATCATTTTAGGTGGATGATCATTAGTAACTGGAATTTCACTTAAAGTATTTATTGAATCGTCTTTAAATACCTCGTCTGGCGGTCTTAATTCATTTCGTTCTGTTCCGTCTGCGTATCTATATTTAAAAACACCGACTCTGGTCACAAATGCAGGAACTTTTAAGAAGCCTTGCGATGTAATTTTTGGCTCGCCTATTGGGACTATGTCTGATCTAAATAGTTTCATAGAGATTCAATTTTAACTTTATTCTTTTGTAGTAGCAAGTTTTTTATTCAAAAACGGGTATTGCCACGCATCTGCAATTAATTTCTTCACCGGGTATCGGTGAATCTTTCCAAGATCGAATCCTTCCATTCAATGATTCATGGCTATCTCTAACACGTTCATCGCCTGCCGTTTGCCATTCATATTTCTTAACACCAACATCGTTTTGCCTTAATTTATTAAGGTTGCCATTGAATTTAGATACTTGATCTCGTGCTATCAATGCGGCTTTATTTTCACTAACGCCAACAGCCTTTTGAATATCAACGCCAATGTCCTTCGCTAGTTTACCTGTTTGCGCACCTCTTGTGATTATGCCCTCGATGCGCTCAAAATATTGCTCTTCAATAGATTCAATCAACTTGGTGTTACTCTTAACGAATGTTGATATTTCAGCCGATAGCCAAGGCTCGTTTGTAATAGCTTGTATTCCGGTCATTTGTTTGACTAGTCTATTGTAATACCTTGAATTTTGAGATTCTACATTGTCTGCTACGTTTAAAGCCATTTGTTCTTTTTTATTATTAGTTAATTGCTTTGATGTTTGAATTCTCAATATGGTCATAGCCTGATCTATTTCATCAGAATAATCATCTTGCCTATCTGTTATCGGTCGAAGCATTTCGGCTGATTCTAAAATCACAGGCAATGCCGGTATAATTATTTCCTTTGTAAGATTATTCAATATATTAACAATTTGTTTTAATTGTCTATAATAATTCAATTCAAGCGTTTTAGTATTAGGCGGGATAAGAGGTTTTTTTAATTTCTTAGATCTGCCCATTTGCTTTGATAAAGATGTGATGTCTGCATCAAGCGTCATTTTCAGTTTCCTTTTTTAATTCCATATCTAAATCTTTGTCAATATTGGTTTTAATAGAATACTCATCGCCTCCCCATCTGCTATTTCTCACTTCGTCTATAGTTAAAGCACCTCTATCAATATAATTACTATCAGCCTCGCTTGTGATTTTAGTTATTTCTGCTTTTTCCTTTTCGTCTAATTGCCATAATGGATTGAATTCTATTTTGTATCGAGGAATTTTGCCTTTAGTAACAAAGGCTTTTTCGCTGAATATAATATCAGCCATATAATTTATACCGGGCAACATTTTTGCTTCTTGTAATGATTTCACATGGTCAAACCATTGTGTCATTTCGCTATTGCCAGTATTCGCAAGACCACCTGTCGGACTTTCGCCAAGAATAATTGTATGCGGCATGTCGGTTGCAGCGACTAATCTATTCTCAACCTTATCAACTAAATCTTTAAGACCTGCAACATTAGTTGTTTTGCGCTCGTATTCTTCGCCCTCTTCAATTACTATTGCATGCAACATTGAACTCATAAGAGTTGCTAATTCAAGTCTTTTAGTTACTAAACTTTCTTCACCTGATGCTATGAGACTTGATAACTGTTTCATTTTTATAACCATAACAGTAAAATCTGTTATGATAGTTGCAACTGAATCATGTGAACCTTGGTAATTTCTTACTGCATTATAAACACGCGATAAAACCGAATCGCCCCAATATGAATTTTGAGCTCTTAAATTCGTTGGTAGCAAAACTCCATCTGTCCTAATTATTCTGCTATTATGAATTGAAGCACCTAATTTGTCGTCTGTTGCAGTAACAATCGAATAAGTTTCCGGAAACCCAAAATAATGATTGCCTAGATCTTGTATTAAACTTAAACTTGGTGATAGTTGATATCTATCCAATACGGTTAAATAATCAATATGCTTTATATCTTCTAGATTGAGTTCTTCTTCTGGTTCTTGACCTGCTATGCCGATAATGATTCCAGACCCACCATACAATCTTGAATTGATTATGCTTTGTTTAAGTTTTTGATCGAAAAACAACTCTCCTTTTCGTTCTATAAAAGCATTTTCAATTTTCTTATCATCATCATTTTCAATTTTGATTGTGTAGCCCATCTTGAACATTTCTTCTACTGGCCTATCTATAATTCGGGCAGCTACATCATCCTTTTGATACAATGCTTCAACTGTTGATTGATCTAAAAACTCGATTGCTATATCGGCTGCAAGTCTTTTGTCTGTGCCTGACAATCCCAAGCCTGTTAAGATATTTGACCAACCATCCAATCGTTTCATTACATTATCAAAACCTTTTTCTAATTTTTTATTACCAAACATTTGTGCCTCCTACATCTTCAATAGATTTTTTAATCGTGTGACAGGGTCTAAATCACCAAAGAAATATTTTAAAGCCTGTGTAGTGCAATCCACCTGATCATCATACTCGCCATTGGGAAAAGCAAGATGTTCATCTAAATAATCGCCTACCCAAGACTGATGATCTGGGTGCGGAATATAAACATTCCCTGATTCAATAGCCCATGAAACAGCTTCTGCCCTAGCATACTTAGAGCCTTCTGGATTAACGGGTAATATTCCTGCTATTTTATTTTTCAATGTTTCAATGATCGCTGACCCATTTGCTTTATCTTCAACGAGCTTTGTTCTCGATTCTTTATATTTGTCAGTCATAATCATAATTGATTTTAATGTTTTTTGGAAGCCCATCTTTGCTCTAATTTGATCTATCAAGTAAACATTAGCACCAAGTTTGCCCCATAGCTGCCCTACAACATAACTAGATGTCTTTTTATCTTTGAACGAGGCATCCCAAGATTGTATCACACAATCAAACTTTCTAGGCATAGTATAATAATATCTAAACCATTCTCGTTTGAATAAATTGCCTTCTCTTGCAGTTGGATTGCCTTGATATAATGCGTTCCAAAAATATGTGCCTAATGTATCTTTGATTTTAAGTAATTGTTCAAGATCAAACATTTCTGGCCATAGCGCTTCATCCTTATCATTAATTGCAGGCATATGTAATATAACTGTTTTTTTCTTATGAGCCATATTTTTAATTGCCCAACCAATAAGATCTCCTGTGTTCCACCTAGTACCCATCATAATTTCAGATGCGCCTTTTTGCAGTCTTGTTGATGCTACTGATTTATACCAGTCAATCAAATCTTGTCTTTGCTTGCGGCTTTCAGCTTCTTTGTTATCCTTCAACATATCGTCAAGTATGAGTAAATTTGCGCCTTTACCTGTTACAGAACCACCACGCCCAACAGCCGTATAAACACCATTGTCGGTTGTTGATATTTCTTTTTTCGATTGTGAATCTAAACTAACTTTGCATTTTGGAAAAACCTTTGAAAACATAGGGTCTGTAAGTTGATTTCTAACTTTACGCCCAAAGCTGTGCGATAGTTCTTCACCATAAGTTGAATAGATTATATATTTGCTAGGATTGCGTCCGAGATACCAAGCCGGAAAAAATTCGGCTACATTAAACGATTTTGAATGTCGTGGCGGAAACACTACAATAAGTAATTCAATCAAGCCTGCTTCAACTGCTTCAAGATGTGCGGCTAATTTAACAACGTGATCAGGCGCAAGATATTTCTCATCCATGTATTTTGCATATGAAAGATAGTTATTATAGGCTAATAATTCATTGCTCATAATCTTATTTGTTTAGGTCTTTAAGTTTTTTCAATATCTTTTCTTTTGCTGCTATACCCTTCAAGGCCATTTCTGCAATTTCTTTTGTTTCTGAATCTGTTTTTTCGCCTA